GCTGATGTGGAAGTGGCAGACATTTTCAACGGCATGATCCGCCACATTGAGTACATGAGTGACGCTGACGTGGCATACGACACAGCGTGTGAGAACCAAGTGTCCTACGGCGAGGGTTACATCACCCTGATGACCGAGTACTGTGACGAAAACACCTTCGATCAGGACATCAAGATTGGCCGGATTCGTAACTCGTTCAGCGTCTACATGGATCCACTAATCCAAGACCCAACGGGTGCGGATGCCAAGTATTGTTTTATCACCGAAGACCTGACCAAAGCAGAATATGAGCGCCAGTATCCTGATGCTGCGCCTATCTCTACGCTCCAGTCCCTTGGTGTGGGCGATCAGTCAATCAGCAACTGGCTCAATGAAGACACTGTACGCATTGCCAGTTATTACTACATTGACTACGACAAAACCAAGCTGAACTTGTACCCTGGCAACCAGTCGGCCTTTGAAGGCACGCCCGAGGACAAGATGCTTAAGGACATGTTTGGCAAGCCTGTCAAATCACGCATGTCTGAGCGCCCACGGGTGATGTATTGCAAGATCAACGGCTATGAAATCCTTGAACAAAAAGAGTGGGCTGGCAAATGGATCCCCGTGATCCGTGTTGTTGGCAACGAGTTCGAGGTTGATGGCCGTATCTACATCTCTGGCCTTGTCAGAAACGCCAAAGATGCCCAGCGCATGTACAACTACTGGGTTAGCCAAGAAGCTGAGATGCTGGCACTGGCCCCCAAGGCTCCGTTCATTGGCTATGGTGGCCAATTCGAGGGCTATGAGGACAAGTGGAAGACAGCCAACACAAACAACTGGCCTTACCTCGAAGTAAATCCTGACGTTACAGACGGCCAAGGCGCGGTCTTGCCACTACCCCAGCGTGCCCAGCCGCCAATGGCCTCTACAGGTCTTTTGCAGGCCAAAGCAGGCGCATCTGAGGACATTAAGTCTACAACTGGGCAATATAACGCTTCACTCGGCATGGGAAGCAACGAACGCTCTGGAAAAGCCATTTTGGCTCGCCAGCGTGAGGGTGATGTAGGTACTTACCACTATGGTGACAACCTGACCCGTGCCGTGCGCCATGTGGCCCGTCAGTTGGTGGACTTGATCCCTAAGATTTACGACACACAGCGCATCGCTCGCATCATTGGTGAAGACGGCGAAACAAAAATGGTCAAGATCAATCCTGACCAGCCCCAACCCGTCAACAAGATTGTCAACGAGCAGGGCATTGTGATTGAGAAGATTTACAACCCTGGCGTTGGAAAGTACGATGTGGTGGCCACGACTGGCCCAGGCTACGCAACCAAGCGCCAAGAGGCTTTGGAAGCCATGGCTCAGTTGTTACAGGGTAATCCCCAACTGTGGTCTGTGGCCGGTGACTTGTTTGTTAAGAACATGGACTGGCCTGGCGCACAGGAAATGTCCAAGCGCTTTGCCAAGACCATTGATCCCAAGTTCTTGTCGGACGGCGAGGACGACCCAGCCTTGCAGGCGGCACAGCAACAGATTCAGGCCATGGGCGCTGAAATGGAGCAGATGCACCAAATGATCCAGAATGTCGGCAAATCAATCGAGATGCAGGACTTGGAGCGCAAGGACTTTGAGGCTCAGATCAAACTGTATGATGCCGAAACCAAGCGGATTGCTGCGGTGCAGGCCGGTATGACTGAAGAGCAGATCCAAGACATCGCCATGGGTGTGGTTGCTGCGGCCATGGAGTCGCAAAACACAATGAACCAGATGCCTGAGATGCGCGAGGAATCTATGCCTATGGAGATGATGCCTCCACCTGAACAACAGATGATGCCACCACAAGGAATGCCACAATGAAAGCCGCAGATTTTATAGGAATACTGTTCCTAGCCCGTGATGTCACGCACAGTGTTCACTTGAACACGCGCAGTTACAGCAAGCATGTGGCGCTTAACATCTTTTATGACCGTATCATTGGCGCGGCTGACGACTTTGCCGAAGCCTACCAAGGCCGCTACGGTCTGATTGGCCCCATCACCCTGCATTCGGCTAAGAAAACAGCTAATGTGATCGAGTTTTTGCAAGATTCGCTTGCTGAAATTGAAGCCGCAAGATACGATGTGTGTGATAAATCTGATTCATCACTGCAACAATTGATAGATAATATCGTTGAGATATATCTAAGAACCCTCTATAAGTTAAAGTTCCTTGCATGACACTTGATCAAGCAACACTCTTATCGGTCTTTGAATACAAGGACGGAGTGTTGTATCGCCGCAAAAATGGTAAAAAAGCAGGGACTTTGCACCATACAGGGTACATTCAAATAAGCCATCAACGAACTAGCCAAAACGCGCATCGCATGATATTTTTGATGCACCATGGCTGGTTGCCAGAAGTGATTGACCATATTGACGGCAACCGCGCAAACAATAAGATTGAAAATTTGCGTTCTGCTTCATGGCGTCAAAACTTGCAAAACATGCAACTTAGACCAACCAATAAGTCTGGTTGCAAAAACGTAAGTTGGTGTAATGCCAAACGTAAGTGGGCAGTACAATTGAGCATTAACGGGCGGCAAACAAATCTAGGACGGTTTGATGACTTAGAGTTAGCCGATCTTGTTGCAACGGAAGCCCGTATTAAGTATCATGGCGCATTCGCCAGACATCTCTAAAGGAGAACATTTTGGAACTTCTCAACCCGATGAGCAAAGCGGATTTCCCCGCTTACACGGCAACTGCCGGTGCAAGCGCAGGCAACACAACCGCATGGAACGCTGGCCCTCAAGGCGTTTTGGTTTGGTGCGAAGTGCCTTGCTACGTTGAAGTGGGCGTTGGGGCTGTTGCTACCAGTGCCAGCACTCCGATCCCTGCTTACACGCCAATTCCTTTTTATCTGCAACTCAGTTTAAACGGCTCCCCTTGGCGTGTCAGTGTGCTGCGAATTGGTAGCTCAGACGGCACTGCGTACTGCAAGCCTATCAACAAACAATGAGCTTCGGTGTCGCCCTTCGCAATTCGGTGGCCATTGGCCTAGCTGGCATCGTCACGCTGTTTTCAGGCACACGCGACAGTGGCTCGTCAGTAGGCAACCTTCTCACCGAGTCTGGCGACAACCTCGTCCAAGAGGACGGTGGACAAATTCTTTTGGAGTGACCTAAATGGCCGTCAATCTTTCCCCCGTGGGCGGCGTTGCGGCCCAGTTCTTTACCAACACCGGCGCAGTTCTGACTGGCGGTAAGCTGTATACCTATGCGGCAGGGACTACTACACCCGCGACTGCTTTTACATCATCGCAAGGTGTTACTGCTTGGACTAACCCTATTGTTTTGGATGCCGCAGGCCGAGTGTCTGGCAGCGGTGAAATCTGGTTGACTGATGGCATTACATACAAGTTTGTGCTGAAAGACAGCAACGATGTATTGATTGCTACTTACGACAACGTAAGCGGCATCAATTCAAACTTTATTTCGTTTACCAATAGCCAACAGATCATCACAGCCACGGCCAATCAGACAGTGTTTAATCTGTCAATCAGCTACCAAATTGGCACAAACAGTTTGTCCGTGTTTGTTGATGGCGTGAACCAGTACGGCCCAGGCGCTCAGTATGCCTATACCGAGACTGACAGCGACACTGTGACTTTTGTGTCTGGTTTGCATGTTGGCGCTCAAGTTAAATTTACAACTACTCAACAACAAGGTGCTGGCGTTACAAACGCATCGCAGATTACTTATGATCCTGCTGGCACTGGTGCTGTGGCAACCAACGTGCAGGCCAAACTGCGTCAGACTGTCAACATCATAGATTTTGGCGGTGACCCCAGCGGCGTTACAAGTGCAAATACGGCATACACCAATGCAGTTGCATATATAACGTCTACCGGAAAAGAATACACGTTACAGTTTCCACCAGGCACATACAAATTCACATCGGGTATCACCTTAGACATTACTTTAATGTCTATTGCGTGCGATAACGCTACTTTTGATTTCAGCACAATTGCTACATCTGCCACAGCTTTGACTGTGACTGGCACAACAGGCGACATTTACAGCAACCTAAAAACTTGCTTGTCTGGCGCAATTATTAAAGGCCCAGGTGTTGCCGGTACATCTATTGGCGTTTACTTTAACGCTGCGACAGCAACTGGCCCAGACCACATTGAGCTTTCAAACGTAGGCATTACAAATTTTGCTTACGGAACTACATACGGCAGCAACGCTTACATAATTACCTTTAATCATTGCAATATCTATAGCAACGCAAGAGGTTTTCAAAGCTATGTAGGTGCAGGCCCAAATTCTGGCGAACGTATTTCTTTTGTTAACAGCTCTATTTTTAACAATACTGCATATGGCATTCGTGTTGAAGACTCAAATTCAAGCATTCATTTTGTCAACACATCAATAGATTACAACGTTCAAGCTTTGTTTTTATCTGTAGGGTTTGTTCATTTTACAAGTTGCTTTTTTGAATTTGCAGACCAGATTTCTAGCAACGATCCACGATTTTTGTTTGCTGATGGTGGTGGTACAAACACTTCATCGGTAACTTACAGCGACTGCACTTTTAAGATTGGCACAGTAGCTTCTCCTACAGCAACGCCAGTTTTTGATGTGACCAGCACCACAACTGTGTCGCATTCCAACTGTATTTTTTATCTAAATACAAACCGTTCTATCATTTTTAAAATGCGGACTGGTTCAGCGTACAACGAAGTTAACGCAACTATTGGATATGCTGGCGCATCATTTAGAACACTTGATTCTGGTTGCGCTTACGCAATTTCTAGTTCTGGCGTTAATTCAATTGGCATCAAGACAACAAGCGATGTGGTTGCGTTAGCGCCTAACTATGTAGTTGGTGGCATCACACCGATCAGTGACATTTTTACTTCTGCGTTTGCAACCGGTAATGTTGCGACTTCAAACATTGCGTTAGCAAATGGTGTTTATACATTGTTTACGCACACTCAGTTGAGCGCCAACAGCGCAACTTTTGGGCAGTATTTAATTTCACGAATGGGAACGCAAACTGTTGTTACAACAATTACTGCTGACGCAGGCGTTGCGGTAACTGTTAATGGTTCTTTTAATGTTGTTGTTACAAATACTTCTGGCACAAGTAGAACTTTGGACAACGTGCTTCAAAGAAACACTACGCAAAACATTTAAATTTGTTTAAGGAATAAATCATGGCAGATAAAAAAATCTCAGCGCTGACTTCAGCCTCTACGCCGCTTGCGGGTACTGAGGTATTGCCTATTGTCCAAAGTGGTGCAACAGTTAAGGTTGCTGTTTCTGATTTAACCGCAGGCCGAGCAGTAAGCGCCTCAACTGTAACCACCACTGGAACAATTACTTCTGGTAGTTATCTTAGTGTTCAAAAAAGCGGCACTACTTATGCGTATGTAGGCTCTGCTGGAGACATTGTTTCTGGCGGTGCTAATGCGGATATGGCGCTTTCTACGCCAGGCGTTAACAATATGGTGTTTGCTATTGCAAACAATGAAAAATGGCGCCTTGACACCACAGGCAATTTGGTAGTTAAAGATTCAGGTAATGGCATCGACTTTTCTGCCACACCAGGCACAGGCACAAGCGAGTTGTTGGCTGACTATGAAGAAGGTACTTGGACACCGACAGACGCCAGTGGTGCAGGACTTACGTTTACATCCGCAAGTGGGCGGTACACAAAAATTGGAAACGTGGTGTGTTTATTTGGGTTTGTTCAGTACCCAGCAACCGCATCTGGCGCTAACGCCAGCATTGGGGGTTTGCCTTTTACTTGCAACGCTGCTATTTCTTCTCAACAAGGTGCGGTGACTTATAGCCAAGTTGCAACTGTTCGTTCTATTGGTGTCAATGCATCTAGCACAAACACCACAGTCTACACGTTGGCTGGCGGTGTTGTAACTAACGTAACTTTAAGCGCGACTGTGCTTTATTTCAATTCTACTTATTTCGTTTAAGGGCTTGCTATGTCACTGACTAAAGTTTCTTATTCCATGATTACTGGCGCGGTGTATAACGTGCTGGATTATGGTGCTGTTGGTGATGGAACAACAGACGATACTGCCGCTATTAACTCGGCAATTACAGCCGCTGCGGGTGGTACAGTGTATTTACCAAAAGGCACATACCTTGTCAGTAACTTAAATGCTTTTAATTCTGCTGGAACTCAAATTGTTGGTGAATCTAAATTCACAACAAAACTTAAAGCAAAAGCGGCAACAACCAATAGCGTAATTAGATCATCAGTTTCTGGAACAGGCACAAGCGCCTACTGTTCGGTTAAATCTTTATCTATTAACCTTAACGGGCAAAACATCAATGCTGTTGATTTTTCAAGCGTTAACAACTCTGTAGCAAGAGATTTATTCATTTATGGTGGCACAAGCATAGGAACTGCCACTGGTAATGGCATTTTATTTGCTGCTCCATTAAGCACAGGATCGTATTCAAACAATGTGCAAGACTGCACATTTATGTTTTTGTCCAAAGGTGTTAAATGGGGTGAAGGTGGCAATCAAAACATTGTGACTGGTGGCGAAACCATTAGTTGCGTTGTTGGCCTTGATACTAACTCTGGCGGTACTGGCGTAGATACACCAAAAGTATTTGGAACTCGTATTGAGACTTGTACAACAGGTTTAAGCGAAGGCGCATCTTACGGGTTTTATTGTGGTTTGCGTTTTGAAAACAATGGCAAAGACATTGTTTTTCAAACTACATCTGATCATCCGCAAATTGTTGGTGGATTCACTGCTACTTCTCCAACAGTGTTGGATAATTTAAGCAATTCAAATTCGCCAATTATTCAATCATCTGATCTTGGTTGGTATGAAATTGAAGCCAGCACTTCAAGACCCATTCAGCTTCAAGGTAAACGAGTTTTTAGCGCACCTGGTGCGGCTATCCCAACTGCACCTACTGGCTCTTATGCGGCATATTTTGATGGCGAAGCATGGCTAAAAAATAACCTTTGGCTTAAAGCAGTAAATGCTGCTGGAACAGGGCAAGTTTTAGCAGTTTCTGTAGACGCATCAAATAGAACAAACATTCGTTCTTATAACAGCGCCACATCAACAGATGGTGACGTTATTATTGGCAATGGTTCTTATGTACGTCCGTTGAATGACAACATAACCGCCCTTGGAAGTGCATCAGAGCGTTGGTCTGTTGTATATGCGGCTACTGGCACAATTAACACATCAGATGCAAATCAAAAACAAGATGTTTCTGATCTTGACCAAGCTGAAAAACGTGTTGCTGTCAAGATTAAAGGTTTAATCAAAAAGTTCCGTTTTAAAGGTGGCACTCGTATTCACATTGGGGTAGTTGCTCAAGAAGTAGTTGCTGCGTTTGAAAGCGAAGGGCTTGATCCTTGGTTGTATGGAATCTGTTGTAAAGATTCAATAACAGATGACCTTGACAACACAACTGAACAGCTTGGGATTCGATACGAAGAATTGCTTTGCTTTGTGATTGGCTCTATTTAATCCGTACTGGTGCGGCCCACCAGCCTTAATGTGTAGCGGGATAGCTACTCTGGAAACAAGGAAATATCATGATTCTCGAAAAACAAATTACTGTCGATTTAATTGAAGTCATTGAAAACGGCTCACTTCAAGTTCGTACCAAAACCGCCATTAAAGAAGATGGCGTTGAAATCAGCAGCAAATTCCACCGCCACGTTGTTGTGCCTGGTGCTGACTACAGCGCTGAAGATGCCAAAGTGCAAGCCATTGCCACATCTATCCACACGGCTGAAGTTATTGCTGCTTATCAAGCTGCACAAGAAGCTGCTCAAGCAGTTGTACAAATAGCAAACGTATAGCATAATGATTACAAACTGTATCGGCCCAGATGACCGAGGAATCGAAAGGTTCAATAGACATGACTGAAGAAGTCCAAGCCCTAGCGGAAGTTGACTCCGCGCCAACCAAGGATGTGACGGCCACACCTGAAGTTGCTGAAAGTACGCCGGAAGTAGCTGAGACACAGCCTGCCAAGACATTCTCGCAAGAGGAACTTGACGCTGCTATTGGCAAACGCCTCGCAAGAGAGCAACGTAAGTGGGAAAGAGAGCAAGCACAACGATCTGCCGAAACGCAAATCGTAAAAGCAGCTCCGTCAGCATCCGTTGACCAGTTTGAAAGCCCTGAAGCCTATGCGGAAGCATTGGCATATCAGAAAGCTGAAGAACTATTGGCCAAACGTGAAGCGGCAAAGCAGCAGTCGCAAGTTCTTGAGAGTTATCACGACTTGGAAGAAGAAGCTAGGACTAAGTATGACGACTTTGAACAAGTCGCCTACAACCCTAAACTTCCGATCACAAACGTGATGGCAGAAACGATTCAGTCTTCGGACGTTGGGCCTGAGTTAGCGTACTATCTCGGCTCTAATCCAAAAGAAGCAGATCGCATCTCACGCATGTCGCCACTCAGTCAGGCGAAGGAAATTGGGAAAATTGAGGCCAAATTGGTTTCAGCGCCCCCAGTTAGAAAAACGACATCTGCGCCAGCGCCGATTTCACCTGTCACCGCACGCTCCGCTGGAGTGTCGGCTTACGATACAACTGATCCTCGGTCTACCAAGTCCATGAATGCATCAGAATGGATTGAGGCCGAGCGCAAACGACAAGTGAAAAAGTGGGAAGCACAGAACCGCTAATTTTTTTAAAGGACTTTTAAAATGTCAAACAGTATTCTGACGATCGACATGATCACAAGAAAATCTCTCGAAATC